TTGGATTGCTTCCTCTTGATGATGGAAACAACCAGGTATGATGAGGTAAGTTAGTTTCCAACCAACCTAAGTACCAAGTAAAAAACTTAATACCATTTTCATCAATATCGATTTGTCTAAAGCTACCTCTGTTTTTTGTTCTTCTTAAGTAACCACCTTCTGATTGTAGATAAACGCCTTTAATATTTAAAACGCCGTTCTCTAAATCAACGTGTGATGGCTTAAGACCTTTAAGCTCAGATCTTCTTAAACCAAATAAAAACAAAACTACAATCATTGCAAAACTTACTGCAGATTTATAATCAGTATCTTTATTTTGATTTAACTCGACAAGAATTTTCTTAACAGCATCCTCATCGATTACTTCAGTTTGCTTCTCGAACTGGTCCTCATAAGCAGCTGGCTTAATCTCATGTACTGTAGTTATGTTAAACTTTAACATATCTAAGCTAGGATTTTTACCTTCTGATTTCATCACATTAAGAAAAGCTTTAATGTGCTTAACTGTTCTTTGAAGAGTTTTATATTTATGACCTTCTTTAGAACACTTAATTAAAAATTGTTTCATCACTGAATGTTTAAAATCAGATAACAAAACATTTTCCATATAAGGTTTAATCCTTAAATTCAGATCAGCTTTATGACCTGACAATCCTTTATTAGTCAAAGCTAAATCAGGATTAGAAGCGATGATAGATCTCTGTTTTATGAAAGCTTCATAAGCTTCAACAAATCTATCTTTGCTAGGATTAAGATCGGCATTATTAGTTAATAGCTTATTCATGTAGTCAGCAGCTTCTGCCTTTAATCTGAATAAACCTTTGTGTGTTTGCTTACGGTCAGATTTTCTAAGAACAATATAACCGTTTCTTTTAGGTGTTACTTTGTACATATTAATTTAATAATGGAGTTACCTTATTAGGCAAGAACTCTTTAAAGCAAAGCAGTCGCTCTAAGCATTTTGCAACCATGAAATGAGACTGTTTAAAACAGGTCAAATCTTGGTGCAAGAATGGTGCAACAATTCCTCTACCATGAGTATCTGTTAGGATTTTATGCGATAATAAGTTGTCCAATATTTCCTTCATCATTGTTTATCCAAGTAAACTTGAGGTAGAAGATGAAGTAAGGCGTGACAGGCAGGCGCTCTAACCAACTGAGCTACACCCCCACTTAACTTTTTGCAAAACTTGGTGCAAACGTGGTGCAACTCTAAGCGCTGTCACCACTTCAAACTTCTTCTACAAGATGCTTGTTACACTCTTTATATATAGATTATAGGAAAATAAAAGACCTCATTTACACCAGTAAAATGAATCTTTTTTTACACCAAAATAGGATTATATTATTATTAATGAGTAAATTTAATCAGGCGAGAACACAGCAAAGACTTGAAGAAGTGCTTGATAGTCTGTGTCGTTTAGTAGGAAGAGATATATTTGTCGTACTGCCTAAGCAAGTAGATGAGAGAATACCTTATTTAAAAGAAGAGATTAAAAAGACTTTAGATCTAATTCAAAAACCTAATTAAAACCTTTTAACATATTTGTATAAGCCTTAGCACTGATTGTGCTTTTCTTTTTACTTCTTGATTTGCCAGCTTTCTTACGTTTATTGATATTGTAGTATAAACCTTTTCTTGCTGTCTTACCGCTTTTAGTTTTATGAAAACCTTTTTTCACGAAACCTCCTTTGTTTTATTTCTGTTTTATAATTATTAAGTTTTGCCACGATGGCAGCTCTCTCTTCAGCAGAGATTACTTTTTCTTCTTCTTGTTGAAGTTGCTTTTCTTTTTGTGGCTGTAAGCCTTTTTCTTTTTCTTCTTGTACATTGGCGTCCTTATGGTTGAGCCATTCTATGTGGCAATCCTTAGTAGCTGGATAACCTGGAGTTTGTTCCATACAGAATGTGTGTTGAGTTGCAGTTATAATAAAGCTTTCATTATTCTGACCGCAGTAATCGCATTTAGGTGCGATGATAATTTTACGTTTTCGTTTTCTACTTCCAGGCACGACAGCTCCAATACCTAGCCTTAGTCTTAGGACCAGGAGTTGAACAACGATGTCTCGCTAAAAAAGATTTCTTTCTGCCTGGCTGATTTTTTTTAATACTCATTGTCTTACTTCCAAAAGAAACTTTCTTTACTTTGCTTCCATCTTTTACATAGACATAAGATTTTTTAGATCCGCCTCTTACTGGTTTATTAAGAGTAACTTTTTTTCCACGATATGTTGCCATTAGTCTAAATTAGATATGCTTAATATTTTGCCGTCTTTAACTACTGCTTTAACTTGCATACATCTAAATTCAGCATTGTTTGTAGATCTCATTGCTATACGTTTACGCTCTAAGCATTCACCTAAATTTTTCATGAGTAAGTGTTCTTTCAAAATTGGTGGATCGCCTAAGAATAATAAAAGACTAATTACTATTTCCATTTAATTTTCTTGTTAGGTTTTTTAAATATTCGATGTTCTCTTGCGCCTTCTCTAAAGACTTCTCTATGTTATTAATCATAACCTGTGAGTGAATGTTTTTGTCTAGCAGCTCCTGGTGTTTAGCTATGATCTTTGCGTTATGTTCTATAAGCATATAGATCTCTAAATTCTTAGGTGTCTGTTCAGCTTTTTTTAAAAGATCTGATGACATTAATTGATCTTGAGTTTCTAGTGCTGTTATTCTGTTTGTTAGTGCTGAGTAGCCAAACACTGTTGAGGCAACAAGAGCTATAACCATTATTAGATTAGCAATAGGCATTGAGATCTTACTCTTATCGGAAATGTTTAATTGATCTTTCATCTACCTTGTCCTCTATATTTCTTAGGTCTTTGTTTACCTGGTCCTACTTTTTTTCTAATTCTTCCTGGTCTTTTTCTTGGTTTATTTTTGACGTAAATTGAAACTCCATACAGACCTTTTTTCTTTGCCATTACTTCTTAAATATATTTGAAACTTTAATACCGAAGCTTGCTGCTACGATTGCACCAAAGATATAGAAGATCTCTGATGGCATAGCCGATAAGACTTTAGCCCAATTTAAAAACCTCTCTGTCTCACCAATTAAAGGTAATGACATAATAATTAAAAACCAAGCTAGAATGAGTTCATCTTTAAAACTGCTACCGCTCTCTTTAATTTTAGCAATTTGAATTTCTTTTTGGCACTCGATCTCTGTATTACGCTGCACTTCTTTTTTCTTAAGATGATGCTTTAGTGCGCCAATAGAATTTTCTAATAATGTTTTTCCTAGTAAATTAAATATCATTAATATTTCCAAGCATTAGGTCTCATGTCGAAGCCTTCATCTGCTGTTAGGTTGTCAATATGGATAAATGATTTTGCTACACCTAAGCCTGTGACTTTAGTTGTAAAGTAATCAATAAGTTGTTTTCTGTGTTTGCTATCTTTGACTGAAATATCTAAAGCATGACCTGTAGTATGAGGTCCGTTTGCTCCAGTACTAGACACACTTGAGTTATGTGAGCTGCACCTGTAAGCGCTTGTAATAGATAAAGATCCTAGTTCGTCTCTAGCGTCTTGCAAAAGATCTAAGATCTCTGCATTTACTTTTACAGCGGCACAACCGCATTTACATTTAAACTCATCAAGCTTAAAGTTTTTCCACTTTTCCTTCCACTCGCTTTGTTCTTTTATGTAAGTTGACATAATAATTTTTTACTCCTAATTTTTTTTGAATTTCAGATAAGTATCTTTTGCGGTGACGTTTATCGTCATCACATTTGACATCGAATAGATCCACCTTACCTGTCTTGATATTTATACGGACTATATCTATTGGTCCTTGACCTTGTATATTTTCAAATAGAAGATGATCGTCATCCAACAGATCTATTGCAGCTGTTAGATGAGCAACAATCCCACGATTGTAATATTTCACTAAAGAATTTTATTTAATAATAAAAATAGTTCACCTAGTACGGCTAAACCTACAGCACCGAGTACATATAAAATCCGATCAATGTCTTTTTTTATATGTGCTAGATGATTGTTTTCTAGCGTATCAAGTTTTTCGTTTATGATCGCTACTTCTTTATCTAGTTTTTGGACAAGTTGATCTGTTTCTTGCATGGTTATTTTTCCAATTTAGAAATTAAATCTTTCCAAAACTTTTTAATTTTCTGTATGATTTTTTTCATAATTTATTACGGTTTTGTAGGAAACGTAACTGCATCAACATCTGCTGCTGTTGCATCACTTGCTACAGTTCCAGGTAGATCTCTAAGAGATTGTCTGTATGTGTTCATATCATCAGACATAGCCACATCGGATAAACCATAGTGATCTGTTTCTTTTAATAATTGATTTCTTTTACTTCTTAAAGTGTCAAGAGATCTGTCTTTAGCACCAGCTGTCCACGCTGCTTCTTCTGCGTCTCTAGCTGCTTCTTCTTCTGCAGTGAACTGAATACGTTCACCATTTACCATTTTATATCTTGGCATAGTTTACTCCTTATTGATTATTATTATTTGTGCCTATTCATTAGGCTTGAATTTTTTTAAACCACTCCGTAAAGTGAGATTGTTCCAGCATCTATATTGCCTGAGTGCATAGTAAATTGAACTGCATTTATAGCTGATGTTGTATTGCAATATCCAGCAACATATGTATTCGCAGAATAATCACCATTATGATACCATTGGCAATTACTTATAAAATGTTTGACAAAAGTAGTATTGCTAGGATCAAAAAGGTGTAAACTTCCTGATAAACTTTCATCATTACCATTACCAAGACCACCAGCACTTACTAGCCATTGAACATTAGTGCTTTGTGCTAAAT